TGAAAAAAACTTTTTCTGTCACCCAGCTTTAATAAATATGGATTTGAAAGATGACGTTATAAAATCCATGAGAGCTAATTTCAGGAAGTTATACGTTCTTCACAATTTTGCAAACGGACTAACGGGTTGGCAATACTTTAGACAATTAGTCGTAGAAGGATTTTTAGCTTTTGAGATAATTTATTCCAATGACGGTAAAGAGATAGTAGGATTTAAAGAATTAGATGCTGTAAGTTTAACTCCCGCTATAGAAAAGAAACCTGATGGAACAAGAGAAACTATCTGGTGGCAGTACTACGGAGAAACAACTAGACAAAGAAAACTTCTGGATGCACAAATTATTTATATCTCATACGCTAAAGCCAACGTGGTTTCTAGAGTTTCGTATACAGAAAGATTGATAAGATCTTATAACTTATTAAAGATAATGGAGCATTCTAGAATTATATGGAACGTTATGAATGCCCAGTATAGAATTAAAATGACAGTTCCTATTGGTAGCAAAGCTCCTCAAAAGGCAAAAGAAACACTGGGAGAGTTAATGTCTGTATACAAGGAGGATATAAAGCTAGATACATCATCGGGTGAATTAGCAATCAATGGTAGACCTGATCTCCAATTCTATAAAAATTATTTATTTCCTCAACAGGGTGGAGAATCAGTAAAAATAGAAACTCTAAATGCACAAGGACCAAATCTTAATATAATGGATTCGGTGGTTTATTTCTATAACAAATTAAGACAGGATTCTAAAATACCTTACAATAGATTCTCATCACGATTTGGTGTGGGTTCTAACAACGTTTTTAAAACTGGAGCAGATGGTGCAGAGAGAGACGAAATTAGATTTGCTAAATTTATAACTAGACTTAGATCCATATTCCAAGAGATAATGGTAAAGCCTTTATGGATACAAATGTGTTTAGAATTTCCTGAACTAAAAAATGACTCGGAATTTAGGAGTCAAATTGGTGTCAAATTCGAAAGTGACAACATGTTTGGCGAATCTAGAGAAATTGAACAGCTAATCAAAAGGATCGATTTCATAACAGCAATGGGAGAAATAAAAGAAACAGTAAAAGAAGAAGAGGTACAATATTTCGACCAAGATTTTATGATTGAAAGATGGCTAGATTTGTCATATGAAGATATACAGCTAAACAAATCTTACGTTAAAAAAGCGGAAGAGGAAGCCAAAGCTGGAGCAACTGGAGCAGAAGCTGGAGCAACTGGAGCAGAAGCTGGAGCAGAAGCTGGAGCAACCGGAGCAGAAGGTGAAGCAGAGGCTGGAGGAGACATGGGGACAATTTAATTTTTTCGCGAAAACTTATTAATTTTATCTGGTATAATAATAAATCCTTTTTATTATTGCAAAGGGATTTCTATATTAGCTAAAATAGTATTGTATGAAAAAAGAGCTTGGTATTCTATTAGAGATAGAAAATGCCACTGGTAATGGGTCGCAAAAAATAAAACAGGATTTAATAAAAAACAACTACTCTAAAGAATTAGAATATCTTCTTAAAGTTGCTTTGGATCCTTTTCTAACAACTAAGTTACACAAACTTCCAATTCTGGACGATGCTCCGTATTTAGAAGATGGAGATTTATTCGAGAGATTTAAATCCCTTACAGAAAAACTTTTCTTAGCACCAGCAGCAAATGACAAATTAAGAGAAGAAGCATTTGAGATTGTTAATTGCTATAATCTTTCTGACGATGAGAAAAAAATACTAGGTAAGGTATTAACTAAAAGATTAAACATAGGTATAGGTGCTAAACTAATAAACAAAGCATTCAATAAGGAGATTATTCCAGATCCAAGTTTAATGTTAGCTCAGGATGACGAGGACGAAATAAAAAAGTGGGAAACCATAGTTTGTGAAGAGAAATATGACGGCGTTCGTGTTATCGCATACATGTCTGGGAATGAGATTAAATTTTATACCAGAGCTTTTAATGAAATACCAAACCAGTATTTAGAAAAAATAGCCAATGAGTGTTTAATTCTCATTAAAAATTCAGGGCTCAATGGTGATTGGTTTTTTGACGGCGAATTAACGGACTTAAACAGAAAAAGTGTTTCTGGAAAAGTCACACAAATGCTAAAAGGAAAACCTTTAGATTCTATAGGTGATGACCTTATCTACAATATATTCGATTTAGAAGACGCAGAAACACTTAAAAGTGGTAGGGGAATTATTCCTTTTGATGTTAGAAGAAGTACATTAGAGGGTGTTTTTATGACGTATAAGACATCTTCTCTTACCCTTGCAGATTCTTTCTTGACTTCAGAAAAAGAAGACATCTACGCTTACTATAACAAGATCGTTGCTCAAGGAGGAGAAGGCGTTATACTTAAAAATCCGGATCATGTTTATGAATGTAAAAGGTCTAAGAATTGGATTAAACTTAAAGAAGTAAATGACTGTGATTTAATTATTACTGGATGGTATCCAGGAGAGGGTAAAAGAGAGGGGTTTATTGGTGGCTTCTATTGCGAGGATTCATCTGGTACAGTTAAAGTAAAAGTAGGAGCAGGATTTACAGACCAAGATCTTAAAGATCTTAGCGAAAATCCAGATTCTCAAATAGGTAAAGTTTGTGCTATACAATACAACGTTATCATTAACGACAAGAACAATAATTGGTCTTTATTCTTACCAAGATTTATTGAGATAAGAAATGATAAGGATACAGCAGATGATATGAATGGATTGTGCAAATAGTTTTAATTTATTTAATACATGGGGACTAGAGTAACAAAATTTTTAAAAGGCGAATGCGAGATTCACGGAGAAACCAATTTCTATATCTATAAAGAAGAGGCGCATAAGTGTGTTGAGTGCACTAAGAAAAAATCTAAAGAGTGGAGATTGAAAAATCTCAAATACGTAAAACAATATTCAATTAAATACAACAAAAAAAATAAGGAAAAAATAAAATCTCTAAGGGATATTCGCAATGAAATAAGTAGGAGAAAAACAATAGAGAATCACGAAGATTTCTATAAAAAATTCGGCGACTATATCAATGATGTAGCATCTAGAATCCATCTAGAAAGCATACCCAGATCAATTAAGCACATTAAAGATCCCACGGAAGATAAAATATTTAATTTTCTTATCAAAGCAAAAAGAGCTCAGCTAAGATCATATCAGATTTTTAGAATATCCTCATATGTTAAATGGCAGCATCTTAAGTCACTAAATCTCCGATCCGCAACAGAAAAACAGAAATCTATTATAAGAGAGGAGTATAAAAGAAAAGCCAAAGAGATCGTTGATATAGAGATTGAAAAGATATTACAGAATTTTAATAAAAATAAATGATACAAGAATTATTAACAGAAAAATTAAGACCGAAGGAACTAAAACATATGATCCTTCCACAAAGAATAAAGGGCTCGTTTGAAAGTGGCCTTCAACAAAATGTCCTATTAGCTGGCTCTCCTGGATCGGGTAAAACTAGTATGGCTAAAATTCTAATAAAGAATCATCCCTACATTTTTATAAATGTCTCTGATGAAAGTTCTGTCGAAACAATTAGAACCAAAGTACATGATTTTTGTTCTACCGTTTCTATACTAGACGGGGAGAATCAAATTAAGATTGTAGTATTAGATGAGTTCGACGGCGCATCAGATCAGTTCTACAAAGCTTTAAGAGGCACAATAGAGAAATATGCTAGAACAACAAGATTTGTTGCTACATGTAACTATTTAAGCAAAATCCCAGATGCTATTAGATCAAGATTTGAAGTTTATGATTTTGATCCTATGAGTAAGGAAGAGGAGAGCGAAATAAAGAACCAATGGCAAGATCGTGTTTCTAAAATACTTAATCTGCTGGAAATAAATCACGACGACAGAAGTCTGGAGTTATTTACAAAGAAGTATTTTCCTGATATGAGATCTGCACTTAATACCATACAAAGATGGCAAATAGACGGAGTAAAGGACCTAACAGAAAGCAAAATAAACGAAATAACATTTGATCACGAGGAAGTTTTTAATATGATTCTATCTAAACCAGATCCAATTGGAAACTACCAATATGTAGTTGGACAATATTCAGGAAGAGTTGATGAGGTTATGGCATCTTTAAGCTCTGACTTTATTAAATGGATTGAAGAAAAGAATCCACATAAATTAAACTTAATACCCTCTATAGTTATTACTGTGGCAAGATATCAATCTCAAAGAAGTCAAGTAATAGATCCCATAGTTAGCCTATTAGCTTTAATATTTGAACTACAGCAGATGTTCAATAAATGACCAGTATACTAGACATTATCTAAGGTTTTAGATCATAATGCTTATTATAATATGCAAATAATAATATGAAAGGAAAAATCATAATAGTTGGACCAGGAGGATCAGGAAAAGATTTTTTAAGAAAGAAAATGGTAGGTAAGGGATTTTCTTATGGAGTATCTTTTACAAGTAGACCACCTAGAGTAGGCGAATCAGAATCTGTTGATTATTATTTTAGGTCCCTAGATTTTTTTGAAGCTAACTCCGATCTTTTTTTAGAACTACAGGAATTCAATGGATGGAAATATGGAATATCAAAAGAAGAGTTTAATGAGAAGGATCTTTTCATACTTAGTCCAGCAGGATTAAAAAGCTTGCCCGATGATCTTAGAAAAATTTCATTCGTGATTTATTTAAATCCTGATGAGAAAACCCGCATTAAAAGACTTGGAGAGAGAAATGACGCGGACAATGTGGAGAGAAGATTAATTGCAGACAAGAGGGATTTTTCTGGTTTTTTTGACTATGATATAATGATAACTAACGAAGATTTCTAATGACAACAGTTTGTATAGACGGGAACTATATTTTTCATAAGACCTTTGGTATATTCTCTGGATTTGGTTCTAAGAATCCAGGAGATGTTCTATCTTCAGAGGCTGAAAGAAATATGTTTGTAAGGAAAGTAATCACTGATCTGTGTTATGCTTTAAAGCAAATACCAGATGTAAAACAAGTGATATTTTGTAAAGATTCTAGATCTTGGAGAAAAGATTATAAAATAACAAGAAGTGTTTATAAGGAAAGCAGGGTTAAGGGAGAAGGCGTAGATTGGGGATCTTTCTTTAGACTTATGGACGAATTTTCAGAATATCTAGAATCGAACGGGTTTATTTATAGCTCATATCAAGGAGCTGAAGGTGATGACTTAATATGGGCATGGTGCGAGCACTTATCAGAAAAAGGTGAATCTGTAATAGTAATAAGCGGTGATAAAGATATGCACCAGCTTGTTAAATATAATGATGTTTCTTGGGTTGGCATATGGAATAGTAACTCAAAAAACAATAAACTAATAGTTTCTAAAAACTGGAAAGAAGAATCAGAAGGTGAGACAACAATATTTGATGTTAATCCAACTTCTGGCTCCAATTCATCAAAAATGGAAAAGCTACTATCCTCATGTACTTTAGAAAGGATTGACACGAAAGAATATATTTTTAAAAAGATCCTAATGGGAGATAAAAAAGACGATGTCCCTGGTGTTTTTCCATATCAAACTAAAAACGGAAAGAATTCTAATATAGCGGAGGGAAAGTCTAATAAGATCTGGGAATTATATTTAGAATCAGAGTGGAAAGATTTCGATATGGAGTATCTATGGGATAATCAAGATTTCCTTGGTTGGGTCGCAGGTTTATCCCTTAGATTGATTTCACAAACAGATAACACTGAAAATCGGGAAAGATTTAAGAAATTCTACGAGGAGAATGCTAGATTAGTTTGGCTAAACTCGAGAACTCTTCCTCGAAATATGGTAGAGGGTTTAAAAAATCATATTAATGATGTTTCATCAAAGGAGAGAATCACATTGAGTATCGATAAAAAAGAAATGATAGAAAAATCACCTTGGGCTAAAGAATCTACTCCTCCTAAAGGATTCGATCCATTTGAACTTTTTAACTAATGAATAATCCATTTGATATAATAAAAGCATTCCACACAAGTGGATGGCAAAAAATATCCGATAGGGATAAAGCGAGGAATCTATTTATGGTTAACAGAATATGTTCTATAGCTTATCCTTTGCAAGCAAATTCTTTTAATCACATAAAGATAAATCCAGAGAACGTAGTTAATTTTTGGAAGATCCTAGTAACTCACCACAACAAGAAAACTCCATCTTGGATATGGACTAAAACAGTAAAGTCTGAACGGGTAAAAGATAAAAAAGAATACAAAGAGGAGATCATAGAATTTATAAAAGATAAATATCAAATCTCTAATAGGGAAATACAAGAGCTACAAAACTTTTTCCCTAGCAAATTTAATAGTTTTTATAAGGAGATCGAAACACTGATGAGTTAGATTGATATTTAAGTTCCGGATATATATTCTAAACATAATATTCCGGGATGAAGGAACTTAATCAGATTACAATAAGACAGCTGTTAGCTTCTAATACTATAGGAGTTAACAATACCATTACAAATGCTAATTTCGCTCAGCTACAGGAGGCTATTCTTCTTATTAACAGCGCTTTTGGTGTTTCTATACAAGGAAAATCTTTAAACTTCCCGACCGGTAGAATTACCACAGGTACTATCACTGCTGATACGCTAAGACTTCCGGTAACAGGAAACGCTTCAATACAGATAAAAGGTAGTAACGGTGAGATATCTGCAAATGGTATAAACACAGTAAACGATCTAGTTATAGGAGGAAACGCTATAATTGGATCTTCTAATTCTGGAGGAAGACTACGACTAATTCTGGATAGAACCTATACAGACGAAACCTTAAAACCAGGTATTCCTGGGCAGATAAGATTTATAGGTGGAGATTATGAAGCATATTTAAGCTTTGGCGAGGTCCAAGCATCATTTTCATTTGATATTGGAGCAACCGGTGCAAGTGGACAAACTGTAGCAGTTTTATATAATGGTGTTACAGCAGGACAAGCATCATGGATTAACAGCAATACAGTAACTGCACAATCATTAGTTGATAGTATTTTATCTAATCCCTCTGGACCTTGTTTAGCTGATTATTCTTTAAATACAGTAACTGTTATAGCTCTTCCTGGCTTAGGAGCAACTGCTAACAGTCATACAGTAACAGTTTCTGGTACTATGCCTGTTAGTTCCACCGGAGGAACCATGAATGGAGGTATTAATGGCACTGGAGCATGGACATCTATTATAGGTACTCAAGGGACAACAGGTATTACCGGTCCTACTGGCCCAGCAGGAGGTCCTACTGGAGCTACTGGAGCTACAGGAACCGGTGCTAGCGGACCTACTGGGGCTACTGGAGTTACTGGACCTACCGGAGAAACAGGACCCGTCGGACCAACTGGATCAGCATCTACTGTTCCTGGGCCAACTGGAGAAACTGGTGCTACCGGACCCACAGGACCTAATGGAGCTAAAGGATCACCAGGAGCTCAAGGAGTTACCGGTGCTACTGGACCTACTGGACCTACCGGAGCGGCTGGGTCTGCTGGATCAAACGGAGGAACTGGTGCTACTGGACCTACAGGAGGAACTGGTGCTACTGGACCTACAGGAGCTACTGGAGCTAATTGGCACGTAGGATCAGGAGTTCCTAATATTTCTTTAGGATTGAATGGCGATTTATATTTAGATGGTGACACCGGGGACGTTTTTGAAAAATCAGGAGGCGTTTGGTCAT